CTGTTGGTAACTTTCCTATTCCTCCTATACCTATGGCTGATGATAGGTCTGGTAAGCAAGATTGGGAGAACGTAGTGGGATGGATTGCCGCTTGTGTTCTTGTCATATTGCTGTTGCCTGTTTTGGGTATGTTGTACATGGATGTACTTCAAGCCAAGCATGAAGCCAAACAACAGCAAGAAAAAGTGCAAAAGCTGATTAAACAAGTTGAAAGGGAGAAGCAGGAATGAACATTTACTGTATTTGGGGTTTATCAGTTTTGTTGGTGTTGCTAGTAGGTTGTGATGACCGCTACCGCTATCCTTGCCAAGACCCAAACAATTGGGCTAATACTGAATGCAAGCCCCCAATTTGTACCGCATCTGGCACTTGCCCAGATATGTTAGTTAAACCAGAGGAGAAGAAGTAATGGCAACCATTGGATATAAACCTAACAACCGCCTGACTGCTGATGAGATTGAGGTCAGGGTATGGGCATTCGTTATCGTGGTCTTGGTGAGCATTTTGTTGGCTTCTATGGGGATGTTCTTGTACTCAGTTTCGTTTGTTACGCAACCAATGAACGGCAGTATGGCGGCGATTGACAAGGTGTATACACAACAGATTAGCACCATCATGGTGTTCATTACTGGTGTTTTGGGTGGTGTAGCTGGTAGGTCTGGGGTCAAGGCAATAGCTAGTGCGAGTGCCAAGGCTGAAGCCATTGACAACGATGAACCCCCAAAGCCATGAGTTTGTTTAATCCTTGGGTGCTGTTGGGCATCCTGCTGGCGATAGGTAGTTCATTTGGTACTGGTTATCTCAAGGGGTCAAATGATGAGATTGCCCGTCAACAACTTGAGATTGCCTCACTTAATGCTCAAGCAAGGGAAAAGGAGCAAATCCTTGTAACTGCCATTCAGAACCAATCTTTAAAACTTCAAAAGGCAAACCAAGATGCAAAACTTGTTCAACAAAAGCGCAATTCTGACATTGCCGCTGGTACTCTCAAGTTGCGGATTCCTGTCCAAGCCCCCGTCTGCCCCGTACACACCGCCTCAGATGCCCCCGTTGCCAGCGGAGATAGCGTTCAAGCAACAGCCGAACTTGACCGAGAGGTTGCTAAATCTCTTGTCGCCATCACAGACCAAGGAGATGCCAACACAAGACAACTCAACGCCTGTATCGATGCCTATAACGCCGCCTACCAAACCCTGAAAGGAATGAAATGACTCAATTAAGTGCCAATTTTTCACTACATGAAATGTGTAAGTCGGAAACTGCTTTGCGTATGGGATTTGACAATACCCCTGATGATGAGGCAACAGAGAATCTGAGACTGCTTTGCGAGAATGTATTACAGCCTGTTCGTGACCACTACGGCAAGGGTGTAAAGGTCAATTCTGCTTATCGCTCTCCTGAGTCCAATGCGGCTGTTGGTGGGTCTAAGACCAGCGATCACTGTAAAGGTATGGCGGCAGACATTGAGATTCCTAGTGTCGCCAATGCTGATTTAGCCCAATGGATTATGGACAATTTGGACTATACACAGTTAATCTTGGAATTCTACACACAGGGTATTCCTGATTCGGGTTGGGTTCATGTTTCCTATGACCCTAATAACCTCAAAAAGCAGGAATTGACTGCTGTTAAGGTGGCAGGGAAGACCCAGTATCTCCAAGGACTACAGGCTTAATCTGACGTTTGCAGAAGTGTTTGGGGACAAGGTGTTCAAAGAAGATCACTTCCCCACACTTCTCACATAGCCATGCTTCACCTCGGTCTATGGTGGTAACTTTGTTCCCACGTTGACCATGCCTTTTGCCGTAGAAGGTTCTTATCTTACGAATCATTTACTAAGTTTAGCCTTTGAATAGATCAGGAACTCTTTGTTTTCTGTCAAAGCAATGCGTTCTCTTGCGTTTTTGCCAAGAATATGACCCGCTGTTATTTGCTTGAGTTTCTTATCTGTTGTCCAGATACTAGGTTGTCCTCGCCAATCAAAGTCATTCTTAGGCTTGTTCATGTGTAATCACCCTCTTGAGTGTGTTCTAAAAGTCGTTTTTGAAGTCTAGCAATCCTGTCCTCGTTGTATTGCATGGCGGCGTGGGCATACTCAGCGGCAGTCTCAGCTTCCAGCTTGCGTAAATGAGCATCTTGTAATTCTTTGGCAATTACCTCATGGATAGTTCTTGCTCTCAAGATGTCTTTGACATACTTGATTGTTGACTGCCTGAAAGTCATAACACACTCCTCATTTCCCACCCCATTAAAAAGTAGTTCCAGCGGGTTTGCAAGGCGGGTATGTTATATCTGTCTTTTGTTTTGCTTAAGTCTGTTTGACCCTTTGATCGCATCATTGCTTCAAAGACTTGTTGTGCTTTGCTCATGTGTTAATCCTGTGGTGGTGTGCAAGTGTGAATGGTTGTCAAGTCTGCTGTGCGTTTGCCGCATCGTGAGCAAAAGTTACGCTCTTGGCTTTCCAACTCTGCAATGGCTTGCTTGCCCGATTGGATGGCTTGTTTACATTTGTCAATGTAAGGCTTGTCATCACTCAACGCACATTCCAATGCCTCTACCATCTGTTTCAATACTTCAATCATTTCTTCATTCCTTCAATGTAAATTGCCAAGCCATCAATCGTGTCTTTACCAAAGCCAGTTAGCTTTCTAATCTCTCTAGCAACTTCTTCAATTACGTTATTGCGTAGTTCGTCATAGAACTCCTGTGCAGACTTTGGCTTTAGAAAGTTTGCTTTGACAGACTCTTGGCGTTGCTTGGCTTGTCGTTCAATGTCGTTGAATGCTTCATCTTCTTCAGTCATTGTCAGCCTCGTTTTGTAGGAAATAAAGCGCACCAATGAGGATTGCACCAAATGCAACCACGACAAATGCACCAAACATCATTAGCATAAAAGTTACAGCTACATCCCACATTAAACTGCCCTCCATTCACGCTCATTGCGACCCGATGAAGACTTTACAGTCCAGCCTGTCAACCGAATCAGATTCATCTTCTCCAACTCGTTTAAACGGCGTGAGACTTGATTTCTGTCTAACCCGCTATGTCGGGCTATACCATCCTTACCAAGCGCACCATGAGCCTTTAAACAGTCCACAATGATGATGAAATGCTTGGATGCCAAGTCTTTAGCGGCATCAGCGGCTTCATAGCTGGTGATTGGGTCGGAAGTCCTAACCCTGTTGAAGATTGGCAAGTCAAAGAACTTCTTTACACCGCCACCAAAATGTGTGTCATCTAATAAACTCATCATTTACTCCTATTTAAAAATTTACTCCAAACAAAACCACCACCAACTTTTGCTACAAATTGCAATGCAACAATTTCAGGCATCAAGCCACCAAAAACTATTGTTGGGAAAACTACTGAATCAACAGCAGAGCCAGCAACATTTGAACCATTGGCACGAATCATCCATTCTTTATGTTTGAGGTATTGGTAGACCAGTGAATCAGCTACCATTGACAAACTGAAAGCCGCCAAGGAAGCAAATGCAATCATTCCTGTTGCTGGATTGATGGCATAAGAAACAATACTTGCCGTTGCGATAAGTCCACCCATTTTTATGGGTAACTTGTCACCTTCCCACAGGTCATGCAGTTTGTCTCGCAAAGATAAGTCCAACCCAATCAAGACAAAGGCATTGACAAGACTAAACCAAACTCCTAACCAAGCAACCAAAAGGTTGGCGGCAACCAATGCGGCAATGTAAATTCCTGCATAAATCATAGTAATACTCCTTGTTCAACCTGATGAAAACCCCAAACTGGCGGGGCATTGTGTGCCTCAATCCTGCTTCTCATGACTTGCGCTCTTGCCTCTTTTGTTGGTGGAGGATAGTTTCCGCTTCTCCATTTCCCATCCATGCCAACATTTCTAGCAATATTCGTGGAATCAGCAGAGCAAAAAGGCAGTTTTGTAAATATTGCAGGGTCTAACATCCTCAATCCATGCAATTTACAGGATGGTCTGCCTAAATCATCACAGATTACCCGCATGGCTTGACCCATCTTTGACCACCATTGAAAAGTGCCAATAGTTGCGTATTCACCTGAACTACCAATGCAAACCCGAACATAGGTATTGGCTAATTGTTCAAGTCTTTCAAGGGATTCGTGCATATGCCAAACTGGTGCGCCAAACCATTGTGGCAATGGGTTATCACGCAACAAGGCATCGTTATCTTCTTCCGAACCATCAATGACATCAGGCAAAACAGCAAAGTCGCAGGAAGGCACTTTTTTCAGGTTTAATGCCCACTCGTAAAAGGGTTGCCAATCCTTTACAGGTTCTCCTGATTTCCATGCACTAAATGCCCCGTTATCAATAGCAAAAGACTGAGCTACATCAATGGCAGTTGCTATTTGTTCGGGATGAGCATAAGAAACAAACGCATGACCAGCTTGAACTGCATAGTTAGCCACAGGCGTTGGTGTTATTGGAAGTCCGTGGTAATGAATCATATTAACTCCTATCAAGTTAGTGGGTACTCACTTACGCTTTCCCCATTGATTTACATCAGAAAGGCAGGTCTTCATCCATATCAAGGATTGAAGGCTTCTTCTTTGGTGAAGAAGTGTTGGCTTCTTCTTTAGGGCTTACTGCAAGACCCATGAATTTGCCTGTTTTTCCTTCTTTCACCCAAGCTGAGAGCCAGTAAGGTTTGCCCTCAACTGTAATATTTCCTTTGTAATGAGGATGTGATTCTTTTTCACGTTTGTCATTAGAAAAAAGGACACCTGAATTGTCACGCTGTTCCATATTTACACCTTAATTTCATTGAGTTTTTTAACCTTGTCATCCACTTCCGCAAGAAACTGGATAACCTCTTTTTCGAGTTCTGCAATATACCTATCATTGCGCTCGATTCTTTTGATGAACAGTTGTAGGTGTTCAGGCATTCGTGGGTCGAAACTCACAAAGTCGCACCAACTTCTATCTGCACATCGCATCTGCCATTGCATTTGGTCATAGTATTTCTTTGCTGGCTCATCTCCCAAAATGGTATCAATATGGGTTGCCGTGTTGGGACACTTGATCTCTAGGCATCCATCATCGCCAACAAGACCATCAGGAGAGGCGGCAGACATAGGAACAGTTGGATGGTCAATAGCACCTACCTGATCGACCATATTGCCTGTTTTTAACTCATAAGCCGCACGAGCAAAAGGCTCAAAAGTGATTCCATGCTCCATAGCCGCATTGGTGTATGACTCTGCAACTTGTTGTGTCATACGCTCGACTACCAGTTGAGCCATGTAGTTAGCCCTGCTGGTGCTATAGCCTGTCTTTGTTTTGGCAACAATGTCAGATATGCGTGATGCAGTAGCTTTGCCGCAACGCTGTTTAAACCACTCGGGTGTGCCTTGTTCTACATCGCTCATTTCAATGCTCCTTTACGCTTTTCTTTGGCATCAATCACTTTCTTTTGCCAACTTTTATCACCAGCGCAAGCAGAGTAAGCAGTGCTGTATACATCTTTTAATTCCTCTAAAGTTGAAGCCGCATCAATAGCCGCTAAGTGGTCAATCATCATACTTACATCAATATCTGAGCCTGAGTCACCCTCTGGCAAGTCTTCTCCAGCATAGATGTACAGACCTAAACCATGCAGAGACAAAGCCTTAGTCATGCAACGCATGATGGCGGTATTGACTGCAAATGCGTCAGGGTTAGGGATGGCTTTATTGCGGTAGTCCATTACTGGAAGTTGGCAAGTCATTGGTTTGCCAAACATGGTGACTGTGACGAACACCATTGCTGTGCCGTTGATGTCCATGTAGCACTTGTCGCCAAACATATCCACCTTGTATATGGCTGTTGGGTCTGCCTTTAGTGCTTCAGCCCATGCCCAAGCCCATGAGAGATAGGTTAGGTTGGCTTTCTTCTCGGTATGCTCATTGACGTTCTTGTTGAGCAACATTAACACCTGTTCCTGATTCATCTTCACTCCTGTTTAAATTTTTGAAAAGTTTTTGAAATGTCTGTGTTCATTGAGTTCGTGTAGACAAACTCGGATTCCTTGTCAGTCGATCTTTTTGTCGGGTACACCTTTCTGTGAGTGGAAGATTGTTGATGCAATGGAGAATTGGGTATCAAAGTCAAAGTGGCGTAACTTGAACCAATTTCCTGATTGGTCGCAACAGTCAATTTCATCGCCTTTAGGCTTTGTACAAAACGGGCAAAAAAGTTCATCTTGGTTCTCCTCAAGGATTGCGGCGATAGTGTGTTTGAGTTTCATCTGTTCCCCTTGTATTCGTCTTTGAGCCATAGGGTTCTAAGCATACGCAGTTCCTCATCAGCGTCAATAGATGGGGTTTTAATGATGCTATACATGGCAAGTTCAGCCCTGCGTTGCATCTTATTCTCTATACGTTCTTTGATGAAATGTTGGGCATACTCCCAATCGTCTGATTTGATGGCTAGAGGGATAGCTACAGAGCCTTGTATGGCATCCATAATGTCATCATCATTGAGTTGTTGGAAGGATTCCCAAACGGCTTTGTTAAAAGCTGTCATCGATAGACTCCTCAATCTGTTTTTCAATTTGTTTGCACTCCTTGGCAGAGAGTTCATCTGTAATGTCAATTCGGTTGTTGCCTATCTGTAAATAAGCCACCCAAATGAATTTATCGTAGACTCCCTCGTTGGGAGAGTAGTCGGGGTCATATTCCCATTCGACCCAAGCCTTGATGTCTATTTCAAGGTCACAAAAATCTATATCCAGTTCCATATTCACGCCTTTCAATGTGTTGGTAAAGAGTTCGTAGTGTTACACAAATCGTAGCGTTGAACACTAGGACAAACCCTAATTGCGTTAATTGTGCAACACTACACAATCCATCCCTCTATGCCTAGACCCAAAACTGAAATGACCAAAAGCGGCAAGACCATTGCCGTACGAGCCACTTTAAGCGAGTGGAATGAGTTTAAACGACTTGGAGGGGCTAAGTGGTTGCGACCATTCTTAGCTAAGTCCATTGAAAAACATCAACAAACTAAGGAAACTAAATGAAAAAAGCACTAATTGCCTTGTGGATACTTGCCAGTTCAACAGTGGTCTATGCGGCTTGCTCAACACACACCTACTACCAAAATGGTCGGTATGTGACTTGCACAACCTGTTGTTATGGAGCCAACTGTTCAACAAACTGCTATTGACAAACTCTAAAAGTTTGTTAAGATTTGTCTCGTTGTCGTTGCACACAACAAGGTTTAAAGCCGTTTACTCATGCGTATTGCCTTTGGGGATTCTCAAAGGGTGCAACCAATATGCAGTAGTAAGCGGCTTTTTTCATTTGTGCTTTGACTTCCGTACTCCACACGATAGTAGTGAGTCTGCATGGACTGCTTGGAAGAAAACACCGCACACAAGTACACCCCTTGTGCAAAATGTGACCAGCGTTGATTTGGCGACTGGTAAAGCACATGGTTCATCGGTGGTAAACAAGGCCATGTGTATAAGCGAACAAATCCGTCAAGCGCACTTGGGGCTTTTTGGTTTTTCAATGTTAATAGGATTCAATAAATGAACATCAATCAGTCTGGAGAAGGTAGGATAGAAATGACTCTATCCACCCTTGGAGAAACTATGTCTAAAGGAAATGCAATGTTTGAACAGTTCTGGAAAGCCTACCCAAGCACACCTAGAAAAGGCGCAAAGGCTAAATGCAAACAGGTATGGGACAAATCATATTGCGACACCCAAGCCGAACAAATCCTAAAGCACATAAACTGGCTAAAAACCACCGAACAATGGTTAAAAGCAAACGGGGCTTTTATCCCTGCACCCTTGGTTTACCTGAACCAACAGAGATGGGATGGCGCTGAAGTTCCTGAGATTAAACGGCAGGAAACAGCCCTAGAAGCGATTGAAAAGAGCAGAGCAATGTCAGTTCCTATGCCTGACGATATAAGGGCTAAATTACAAGCATTGAGGCGGTCATGAACCGCACAGAAGCCAATCAACTGTTGGACAACCTGAAAGATGGCAAACCGCACCCGCAAATACTTATCAACAGAGCCCTTGCTTTATCAGGCGACATTAGACCACCTTATTTGGATGGCGAAACAGCCAGCGGCGAAGGAATATGCTTGGCACAGGGCGAAGGAATTGGATGCTGACATTGAGTGTCTATGGGTTGGAATTAAAGATGATTTGGTTAAACACATGAAAGGCGTTAAAAATGAACCCGTTTGAGATTAAAGAGCCAACCTGTATCAGTTTTTCAGGTGGCAGAACATCAGCGTATATGCTTTACAGAGTGTTAGAAGCTCACCAAATGAGCCTACCTAACGACACTTTTGTGATTTTCTGCAATACAGGAAAGGAACATGAGTCAACTTTAAAGTTTGTCAACGAATGCCAAAAGCGGTGGAATATCCCAATTTATTGGCTTGAATTCACTAGGAATACTGATAAATTTGTTGAAGTAACCTACGAAACCGCATCTAGAGATGGAGAGCCTTTTGCAGAACTGATTAAACAAAAGTCATTTTTGCCCAACTCAGTTATGAGATTCTGCACAACAGAACTCAAAATTAACCCCATAAACCGATTTATGAAGTCCAAAGGGCATGAGGAGTTTCAGACTTTGGCAGGGATTCGGGCAGATGAACCTAGGCGGGTTGGCAAACTCAGGGAAACAGTCCATGCGCCTTTAGCATTGGCAGGAATTACACAAAATCATGTCCAGCAGTTTTGGAAGTCAAACGATTTTGACCTAGAACTCAAGTTTGTTGACAAAATCACCCCATTGGGAAACTGTGACTTGTGCTTCATGAAGGGCGCACATCAGTTAATGTCCATCATCCAACATGAGCCAAACAGGGCTACTTGGTGGGCAAAACAAGAGGAAATCATTGGCGGCAGATTTTCAAAAGACCGCCCAACTTATGCGGCAATGAGTCAATTTGGAAAAGACCAAATAGATATGTTTGACGCTACAGAGGAAACAATCGCTTGTTTCTGTGGAGATTAATATGGTGTTTATAGGTATAGACCCTGGAAGTGTTAACGGCGCATTGGGTGCAATTAACCACAATGGCGAATACATAGACAGCTTCAACATTGAACACCTAGACAAGCACATTAGGGCTTTGGTGTTTAAAAGTCGAATCCTGAGTATTGTTGACCCCAAGGAAGGGGCTGAAATTTGCATGGAGCAAGTGCATTCAATGCCAAACCAAGGGGTTAGTTCAACCTTTGCGTTTGGGCGTGCCGTTGGGGTTATTTCGGCGGTTTGTCAACTAACTAACTACCCCTTTCACCTTGTCACACCTCAAAAGTGGAAAAAGCATTTCGGGCTAACTGCTGACAAAAATGAGGCATTGGACAAGGCTAGACAATTATTCCCAAAGGCTAAGTTAAAGCTCAAAAAGGACATTAACCGAGCGGAAGCCCTATTAATCGCTGAATATTGGAGAATTCAAGTACATGGCACTACCACGCAAAACCCCTAATCGGATCTATATGACGCTAACCGATAGCGAAAAATTGATTCTAGACACTATGGGTAATGGGAGCGACCATGCTGGGATGAAAATAGCCATTGCATGGGCAGGACACTTCTATAACCTAGGCTTAGATCCCGATGCATCCCTAGACCATGTTGGACTATGCACCTATAACCTAGACGATATCGATTAGACGGGTTTAAACGTGCCTAGGATCGATTTTTATGGATAACCTAGGGCAAGGTATAGACGGGCAAGAAAAAAGCCCCGAAGGGCTTAAAATTGAAAAGTACTCACTAACTTAGATGTACTGGCTAATATAGTCCTTTACCACTTGCATTTCACATGATGAAACGCTCCACTCATTACGATTACCTCCATCTAAGCATAGACCATTGTCTAGGGGTCTATCAGAACCATAGTACCCGTCTAGACATAGTATTGTCCCAATGTAATAACGAGTTATGAATTGTCCGAATTCAGAATGCGGATACCTAGCATCATAAAATTCAACCATAGGTTTATCTTCATCATAGGTAAGCTTATGGTCTAACCCGTATTTATCCCCGTTTTTGACAATCCTAATATTGTATTTTCCAACTGTTATCATTTTGAAGCCTTTCGTAGAATTATTTTAAGCAATAGGGCTATGGTTGCATAGATCATAAATTAACCTCATCTGGATGCTCTATCATGCAATATTCCGATATCCCAGCGTCATATCCTTTTTTATATTCGTTATAGTATTGATCCATAAACGGGTTATGTTGAAACCCATCATATAAAGCATGATAAAAACCTAAAGCAAAAGCCGATTTTTTGTTTAATTCTATTTGATCCATGTTTAACCTCTCAATTTATTGGTATCGATCCATTGTGCGTTATCCGCATCCCATGAAACATCGGGTAATTTGATCCCATATTGTTTAACTGCCAGCATTACTTCATCATAGGTTTTTTTATAATCACACAATGGTGAACCCTGATTTATTAATATCCAATTACGCTCGGCACTATAGGATAAATAAGATTTATGATCTTCCATCATTAACCCCACAATCCAATAATTAACATTAAGCATACAAAACCCGTAAGGCTTACCCCTACAATAATTTGATCGATTTTTTCCATGTCAAAGCCTTTTAGTTGATTAATTGAAATTCTAGGTTAGTCAAAACCTAGACCCTAAACCCCTATAAATAAGGGCATAGAGTCTAGAATTTAGCCCGTACAGCATCCACAACATGGTGCATCGATGCACAATCCCTTTTTATTCCTATATATCTCATTACCATTATTGAATCGGTAAACGTCCGATATATATCGATTAGTGCTGGGAATACTTACCCGTTCACTATCCCCATGCTCCATTAAATAAGCTTTTCGGGTAATGGTGCAATAGGTTATTTCATCCCCGATACGAAAACGTACCCCAGTATCGGCGCATACCCCAGCATATCGGGCTAACATGGTTTTACGCATAATGGATCCCTTTGATTTGAACAAAACCATTATCTTCACGTTTAGCCTTACCCTTTGCATATAGGGCAACAACCACGTTTTTAGGTTCTATGTGTCGAACATCGGTATTGTCCCCGTCAACTACATTCCATGTTCTAAACGTGCTGGGAATGTCGGATTGCTTTTGAAAAACCACAGCAACCCTAGAATTATTGGGATTAGTTAACCCTTTGATCGATATCGGTTTAGGGGTAATGGCAGAGAATGAATAGGTTAGATCATAATTCCCGCACGTTTTCCCGTCTAGGTTTCTAGATGGATGTTTTGTATAGTCATAAAATTGAACATCGGGGAATAATTGGAAAATTGTTTTCCCATCGATAACGGGTAAGTTTTCGTAGGGAATATCACTTGTCCCATTAGGTCTAATCAAAGGGGTTAAACCTAGGTTTTTAGCCCTATTTTGTAGAGTCCATACATCGGCGCATAGTGACAATAAAAAGGCTTTTTGGTTTTGGTAGTAAAAATCGGTTTTTGATTGTCTAGCCAATTGGACAGAATTGAATGCACCACGCCCAGCAGATTTAAGACATCCATCAAAACACCCAGCAAGCTTAGCTAAGGGACAAATTACTTCATCGGGTACTAAGTAGACAATACCCGTCAAATAACCGATTGATTGACCTTTTACAGTCTTAGCAGAGCTTTCCCCTAGGATTGTCTTGTAGGGTAAGCCTAGACCCCTTAGGATCGATTTATATGGATTTTGCATTGTGAGCCTATCAAAAAATGTTAATGAATTCCTAGGAAAAACCTAGGTCCTAGGATACTGTAAACAATACCCTAGACCCTAGAATTTACTTAGGTTGTTAATCTATATGCATTGTCCCATTCTTCCATAAAAGCAGTTATTGTGTGATCGGATACTGTTTCATCATCTTCTAATCCAAAGGGAATAACCGATGCCCAACCAATAATATCACCAGCAGTATTTCTGATTCTTAGGGATGCTATTTCGACTGATTCAATGCATTCTATGATTGCCTGGTAAGCAGTAGACCTCTTAACTTCCCATACCTCACCATCAAATACTGAAACAGTATGACCATGCTTTAATGCGAATTTAACTAGATGCTTGTATGCTTTCATTTTTAAGCCCTTTGAAGTGTTGAAAGAATTGTCGCTCGGACAATTTACTAATGCACATACCATGCCAATATTTGACTTTGAATATATCCAGTACTTCTAATGATAGTACTCACTAACAGAGCGCACCAAAATGATGATGTTAGTAAACACTCTGCCCCAAAAAAGGGATGTTAGTAAGCACTATTCACCAATTTAGTGCAATCCCATAATGTGAAACCTAATGTATTGAATTCTGTATTCTGAGTGCAGATTACTTTTAGTTATGAGGTGTGGGGAAAATGGTGCATAGACCCCATATGCCTATTGATAACGATAACTCATTATCACTAAGCTATTGATAATCAATTATCGTTTGACTTAAGTTAGTCAGCGCTTACTTCGCATAAGTTAGTTAGTGCTTACTTTGATGGGGGGGAGGGGTGGTTGGTGGTGAGTAAATATTTGTGTACCCTCGCTCCCACTGGAAAAGCCAAACGTAGCGTTTAACAACAAACAAGAAGCTAGATTAGGAAAGAAGGTAAGTTGACAAATAGGATAGACACCCGTGAGTGGGTATGTCCTTTTAAAGGAGAGCCTCTCGTTTATCTAAGTTAGTGATGACTGTCAGATCGATCACTCCACGCTACAAGCCCCGTTCAAGATGTTAGTCTTTACTTGAGAACTACATGGTTCACTACGTTTATCCTACTTGGTCGGCTCAACCGCATAGAGGGGTGGGTGATGCCCCCGTTTGATGTCACTATACAAGATTCCTGTTCTCGTGTAAAGTATGTACTAACTTCCCTTCACTGGATAAAAGATGAACGTAGTAGATGCACTCCCTGATAACCTGAAGAAAAAAGGTCGCCCTAAAGGTTCGGGTAAGTTGACTATGGCTAAATACGCTGATGCCAAGCCATTAGCCTTGTTGCCTAAGACTGAGAATCAAAGGGTCAAGGAACTCAAGGAACTCCTGATAAACAGTGCTGGAGTCAATGTTGTACAGAAGACTGTTCAGATTGCCCTTGATGATGACCACCCTGCACAAATGGCGGCGTTAAAGCTATGTATGGACAGGATGCTTCCCGTTACTCTGTTTGAAAAAGAGGGAAAACAGCGTTCAGCAATTACAATCAATATCACAGGCATAGGTGAAATAACTCAAGCCCAAACAATTGATGCTGAAGACATTGAGGCAAAAAATGACGATTAAAAGTGAACGCCATCAAGCCAAACTTAAAAATGAAAAGTTTTATTTCACTGGTCAACCATGCGTTAATGGGCATATAGCTAAACGATATACAAGCAAAGGGTCTTGTTGTGAGTGCATGAAGATTGCCTTTGAAATTAAAAAAGAAAGCAAATTACAGCAAATGCGAAATAACTACGCATCAAAAAAGATTGAGTACTCTGAAAAAATGGTTCAGTGGCGAAAACTTAACAAGCATAAGCAGGCTCTGTATTCTTCTTGTAGAAGAGCCGCATTGTTGGAAAGAACTCCAAAGTGGCTATCCAATGCAGATAAAGAAAAAATTGAAGAATACTATTACACAGCAAATATGCTTGGTATGCACACTGGAGAGCATTATCACGTTGACCATATTGTGCCTTTGCGTGGGAAAAACGTAAGTGGTTTAAATGTTCCTTGGAATCTACAGATTCTTGAAAAACATAAAAACCTTCAAAAAGGTAATCAATTTAATGGCTGACCTATCATTCAAACTTTTGCCTTGGCAGGAGACAGTATTTAAGGATTCCACAAGGTTTAAGGTGATAGCCGCTGGTCGTAGGTGTGGTAAGTCTCGTTTGGCGGCGATTACGTTGCTTATAGAGGGTTTGCGTTGTCCTGCTGGTAGTGCAGTGTTATATGTAGCGCCAACTAACGGACAGGCAAGGCAGATCGTTTGGGATGTATTGATGGAGTTGGGGCGAGAGGTTATCCAAGCCAGCCACATCAATAACATGGACATTACCTTGATAAACGGAGCTAAGATTTATGTCCGAGGTGCTGATAGACCAGATACTTTGCGAGGAGTGTCGCTCACCTACGCTGTGCTTGACGAGGTTGCAGACATCAAACCCGAAGCATGGGAACAGGTTATTCGTGCTTCTCTGTCAGACAAAAAGGGCAGAGCAATGTTTATCGGCACTCCCAAGGGTCGCAATTTCTTCTATGACATCTTTAAACTTGGAATGTCAGAAGAAGACGAAGATTGGAAAAGTTGGCATTTCACCACCAAAGACAACCCTTTGATCGACCCTAGTGAAATCGAGAGTGCGAAGAAGACCCTAAGTTCATTCGCCTTCAAGCAAGAGTATATGGCTTCTTTCGACAATGCGGGAAGCGATGTATTCAAAGAAGAATGGATTAAGTACGGGGAAGAACCTGACTATGGTTCTTACTTTGTGGCTGTTGATTTGGCTGGATTTGAGGAAGTAGCTAAACAAGCGGCTAACTCTAAGAAGCGTCTTGACCAGACTGCCATTGCTGTAGTTAAGGTGACTGACGAGGGCAAATGGTTTGTTAAAGAGATTGCTTATGGGCGTTGGGACATACGGGAGACTGCCGCTACGATTCTGCTGAAGATGCGGGAATACCGCCCTTTGAGTGTTGGAATTGAGCGAGGTGCGTTAAAAAACGCTGTTTTGCCTTATTTGAGTGACCTAATGAGGAAAAATAATGTATATTCGCACATAGTTGACTTGACGCATGGCAACAGGAAAAAGACTGACAGAATTATCTGGAGTCTCCAAGGAAGGTTTGAGCATGGGCGTATTGTGCTGAACTCTGAGGAAGATTGGACAGAGTTCCAAGATCAGTTGCTTATGTTTCCTGCAAATGGTGTACATGACGATTTGCCTGATGCTCTTTCCTACATTGACCAACTGGCGATAACCTCATACTTTCAAGACGATCAAGAAGATGAGTGGGAGCCTTTAGACATAATAAGTGGCATTTAGGAGCAATAAATGGCAACAGATAAAGAAGTCAAGCTAGAACAAAGCGAATTTTATGAGCCTACTGAGGCTGATAAAGAGTTAACCGATTTCATCACTAGCCACTGCGACAAGTGGAGAGATTGGCGAGATACAAACTTTCTCCCC